GTCCATCTTCTTCCGCTCAACGACCTTCCATACATCTGCTTCCATGTCGCGTGCGCGAATATCAGCAATGGACTTTGGTGCCAACTTCCCTTGAAAGGAAATGTTAGCCTTGAGTGCTTTGATTGTTTGGGCTGCTCCATATAGCAAACCCAGTGATGCAAATAGTCCGCAAGCGTATTTCACATGCTGATCCCTCAAAGTCTTGAATAACTCTGGAAGCGTTTCTCGCGAAGCTACAAGCCTCGCCATATAAGCCTCCTTCTTGGTCTCGATGACTCCAGCAATAGTAATCATATAATATACGAAACCAATAACAGCGACGAAAAGGGCGGTCTTAAATCCGAAGATAGACCACATGAATAAACATAAAATGAAATGAGTTACGAACATACGACGGCAATAAGTCTTAACCTCCTGTCCAATCACATCTTCCCCGAAGGACAGAATGGTGGATTTGACAAAATCATTGTCCATCCATTCCTGGGGAATCCACGATGTCCAAGAAGACAATGGTGACTCTTCAAAGGCCTTAAGCCCTAATAATAATGCCTTAATGGCGATGTCCTCTACGGCGGTCTCCGCTCTGCTCTGATGGATCCTCAACTTGTAATTAAATTTCCGAGCTTTACGAGAGATGTGGCCAGCGAGTCTTTCGCCGAAATGGGGAACGTATTCCTCTTCTCCCTCACTAACAATGTCGCAAGTGCAAGTTTGCATGCAGCGATCACAAGTAGGACAAATATCAACAATATTAGAAGGATCAGAAAACGAATTGACTAGAACAGATTGTTCGTGATCATGTTTCTTAGCAACCTGAATAAGGTGATTAACATAATCTGTGATGTTCATGTCCTCATGCGTAGTACGCCAATAACTAAATTGTTGTCCACCTGGACCATCGCCTACAGGTTCTTTGAGAGTGATTAACCAAATATCATTAAGTTGGTCCAAATTGCCAAACTTTTCAATCACCTTCGCAGAATCAAGCATGTTGTTTGTCATGAATTCTGGACGTACTTTGAGCTCAACGTGCACATGACAACGGCGAAGAATTGACATGGCATTATACGAACTCAAGCCCGCATGAAGCTCTTCCACATTAGTTGTAATAGTCAAACAGCTAGGTTCAATCGAAATCTTTCCCTTATTCGCAAGATCAGCCATAACAGCATATTCACGAATATTGTTAACTATTTTTATGATGGATTCTGTTGGAGCAACATCCCAAAATTCTTTTTTGCTGTTACCAAAATCATCTATTTTTACTCCAGTAATATACGACCTAAAATTGGACATGTATTGGTCTGCTGGATTTATTGTACAGACGAATTCTGGTGAGCATGGAACGCCCATGGCTTTTTGAACAGTAGCCATGGTAATGTCAGCAAAGGTGGATTTGCCTGACCCTGAATTACTGCAAATTTTGACGCACAGAGGAGCC